TATTTCCTATCGTATGTTAAGTATTAAATGTATGTTTTGCTTGTCCACTATTATCATAATCTACTATATTATATAGTCTATCACAATTCTCTTTTCGTGTCAATAGATGGCAAACCTTATTGAGTTTACTCATCGTTACTGCCACTACGCCACTACCAACTCTCTGAGTGACTTTTTCATCCGCGCCGTATCGTAATTTAAAAAGGGCTGGTACTTTTTGCATAACTTGCTTACCTCTTTGTAGATTGGATCATGTATCAGTGTATCATACCTTTTGACAAAATGCAATAGCGAATTCAATATTGCCAATGTTTCTAGACTGATTTCTCTTCTTAGATATTTCTTGATGATGGGTGGATGATCTCCACTTTTAGCATCAAAAAAATCATTCAGTTCGGTTGCTGTCCAACCAGAAATAAAATCCATCTCATTTTTAAATACATACGTCAACGATTCTTGTTTACGTTTCCATTCTTTGTATCGCTCTTCGCATTCTTCAGAAAGAAGTTCACCTACCCACATTTTTGTGTCGTGCAGAAAATTAGAAACTAAAAACTCTTCTAAGTAAGCATCTTTACGATTGCCAAGTTTAGCAAAAAAGATTTTGTCTTTACGTTTCAAAAAAGAATCGTATGTGACATTGACTTTCTTGTTATACTTGAACCAATCGTAGCTATCTCGCGTGAAGTGATTTTTAACTCCTAAGTAAACTTTGTATGCGTCTATAGCATCCATTTTCATTAGTCTTCGACCTCAAGAGGCAATCTAGCTTTTGGTGCAATCATATTTAACTTCATCGCTTCGCCTTCAATTGAAGACTTCATGCGAGGTGTAACTAAAGATGCAGCCGTTTCAATTTCAATATTTTTGATAGTACAATATTCAAGAATAGCATCAATCATTGTAATTGGGTGCCTGTCGAATTGAATCTTTTTGATTTCAGATTCAAATTCTTTCTGATTCAAAATTTTAAGATTCATTGAATCGTACTGATGTAATTCTGCCGTTTTTGTAGTAGCCAAATTGTGTTTGCACCCTTGCTGGTTTTGCTGTACGAAAATTCAAATTCTGTATTTCGCTGTCTGCCGCATAGTAGTAAGCTGGATATCCATTCTTGCGCTGATTTGATTTCATCCTAATTTCAGTCTTCATAATATTCATTGCGAAATTTCCTCTGTTACAATCTATAAAAAATATGACCTTCAATTTGTGCAACTTTCGTCACTCTTCCAGTCCATGATGGTTTAATATTAGTGGCATGAAAGTGTGTTGCGCCTTCTAAGAGTTTAATTATATCACTACCCACCGTCTTTGTCAATAGCATCTTCGCAACTTCATAGGATTCTTTCCATCTTTTATTGTTCGATGGTGGTGTATTTGCAATTTTGCTATTGTACCACGAAAACTGTTGTGATTCTGTTACAACATCACGAATGTTTTTGGGAAATCTAATGTCACGCAATCTATTAAGTGTAACTGCACCAACTGCAATTTTACCGATTAGAGGTTCGTTACCTGCTTCATAATAAATGTTCATTGCCATCCAATACAGGTCTGATTTGCTAGAATTTTTTGGTGATATTACAGTATCTGAAATCTCTTTAAATGTTGGCAACTCTGTTGCAAAAGTATATTGTGTAGAGAATAATGCCGTCAGAAATACTACAGCCGCTAATAGTGCTTTCATATTTTCTTTCCTTTTTCGCAAGTGGATTAGTTATTTAGCACTCTATTAAGAATTCTTGAATAATCTTGCCAAACACTTTCTTTACTGTATGCTTTATACAGAGGTTCTAGGGGTCCAGTACCATTTGCAATGATTTGCTTGATGCTACTAGTTTCAATTAAAACACTAGGTTCTAAGTCCCAATAGTTTCGCATTTGATGACTGCGTGTTACTGCAATAGGGCGACCAGCTGCTAATGCATAGTCTGGACTACTTGCTAGTCCACATCCATCTAAATAATCATAGAAGTAACAGTTAATCGTGTTTTGTGCTAACAAGTCAATAATCTCTTGAGTATCTAATAGATCATGTGTGATGATAACATCAATTCCTGGTTTTCTGATAATGCGTCTAACTTCTTCCGCTCTTGCAAGTGCATTACTTCCTTTGCGACCGTGAATTTGATCCTCATAGAATCCAAAAGGAATATGAAGTCTTAAAGTTGCTTCATCAAATTCTTCTTGTACTCTATGCGCTAGAGTAGCAATGCCTTTGTGCGGTGGACCAAACCCCTGAAATCCGATGATTGGTTTCTCAGGCTCAACATATGATACAGTTGGTTTTCCTGGAAGCAAACGATTTGTTGTAAACACATGTTGTGTCTCTTTCACGCTAGGATCATCTGCAATGATGTATTCCCAACCATGATTGAATCTAGGTGAGTATGAATCTGCAATTGATTGACTCATATCATGCATGATTCGTAGGTGTTTAATCTGAGGAAACACATTTCTCAAATGCGGATGATCCATCCATGGAGTTGTTCCTGGTGCATAGTTATAAACGATTGCTTCAGGACTTAACGATAGAACTGCATCTTCTACTGTATTCATATCATCTGCGTAAATCATCTTGAAATTAAATTCTGGATGTTCAAGTAATACTTTTCCCGTAACATCACCCATCAATCCTATGCCACAAGCGGCTTTGAATCCTAAAGTCTGTGTGACAAATAATATAGTACGTTTCATTTTTTTATTTCCTCATTGATCCATCGATATGTCTCTTTCAGCCCCTCTTTCAGATTTTGACTTGGGCGCCAATTCAATTTTTCTTCTATCAATTCATTGTTACTGTTACGTCCACGCACACCTGTTGGACCATCAATATGTTTTTTGCGAATTGTTTTACCTGCAATCTGTGCAACAAGATCAACTGTGTCATTAATGCTAATCATTTGATCTGCACCGATGTTAACTGGACCATGAAATGTTTCACTATTCATCAAGCGTCTAATACCTTCAATGCAATCATCAATGTATAGAAAACTTCTAGTCTGTTCACCATCACCCCAAATTTCAATTTCATCGCCATCATTTGCTTTTGCAATCTTTCTACAAACTGCTGCTGGAAACTTCTCTTTACCACCGTCCCATGTGCCATATGGTCCAAAGATATTGTGAAATCTAGCAACTTTGTTTTGCATACCATGTTGACGATTGTATGCATGAAACAATCTTTCAGAGAATAGCTTCTCCCATCCATATTCAGAATCAGGATGTGCTGGATATGCACTGGATTCTCTGCAATCGGGATTTACGTTTGTTGATTGTAATTCTTCATTGTATACACATGCGCTACTACTGAAGAAAACTTTTTTGATGCTCATCTCTTTGCATCTGTGAAGAACATTCAAATTGATTGTTGCGCTATTGTACATCACATCTGCATCATACAGATTTGTGTTGATATAACCTGCACCACCCATGTCAGCAGCCAATTGATACACTTCATCAAATTGTTGGTTAATAACATTTCGCACATCAGACTGTGAAGTTAAATCTGCAAGAAAAAAATCATTGTTTGTGTGACTATATTCATGTAGTTTTTTATCTACGCCACGAACCCAATAGCCTTCTGATTTCAAACGCTTAACCATGTGTCCGCCAATGAAGCCACCTGCGCCTAGTACTAATGCAGTTTTCATTTGTCTAATAACCCCTCATATAATGTCAATAATTTATTTGGATTCCAAACGTCATAGAATTCTTGAATTGGTTCAATCCCACCAGCAACAATATCTTTGATTGAAGTTTTTGTCAAATCGTTGAAATCTCTTCTAGTGTGTGATAAGAAGGTAGAATCATTAACACCGAAAGGTTTCTTTGATGCTAACGCACGATCTACTGATCCACTCACACCAGGAACATTTGGTGTTCTGTACCAATACAGATTAATGTCGTTTTGATTTAACCAAGCAATCAATTGTTTCTTTTGAAAGAATTCTTGAGTTACATTAATTTTAACATTACTCTTAGCAAGTTTTCTACATGCTTGTTCTAATGAATTTGAAAGACCGCCACTTGGATCAACGTAAGCACCATTTGCTAGATGAAGATTTAGAATAACATCTTCGCTAAATTGTTCGTTTATTAAACCAATGATTTGTTCTAGATTCTTTGTTACGTTACTGATACCGCTTGTGCCAATCTTCAACACTTCATTTGGTTTTGAATATTGAATATCATCATAGTATGTGATCGGAGGCACACCAGCATATTCATCGCCCGATGTTTCTTTTCTAGGATCAGTAAAAATGTAAGAATTGATTCCAGTAAATTTATTATCATGTTCGTGTCCAACAATCGCTAGTTGTTTAGTCTTTGTTGAATTTGCAATCGGTCTAGTAATGCCATTGTTTAACCATTGCAATGTGTATGGATGATGATTGTATATAATGGCATAAGGGTCTACCTCTGACACTCTAGCATTAAATTTTTGATACGAATCAGTAGCTAAAAATTCAAACTCATAGTTTTTAGAAGTTTTTAAAATTTCATATACAGAATCTGCATACTGATAGATGCCGCATTCTTTAGTCGCACCAGTTACTAAAATTACTTTTTTCATGTTATATGTTTTGTAGGTTTTCTCTTAGAAATGTATGTAGGCTTTAGAATTAAATCTGTTATGATTCTAATTGCAATGTCATCATCTAGTGTATCACTAAAATATGAGTTTGTCAAATAGTCACCTTCACCCATCAAGCAATCACGCATCTTATGGCTAAAGCACATGAAGGTTTGTTCTGGATTGTTCATGTTTGATTTAGTGTGTGCATATGTAAACGGACCACTATTCTTGCCGACAATCAACTTTGCAAACTGACTGATGTATCCTATTTGATTTAGATTGCCCGTTGGAGCTCCAAAAATACTATCAGTACAGTTTACATTATTTTTAGTGATTTCACCAATATCATGTGTGATTAGAAATGCGTAGTCTGGAAAACTAGATGATAGCGAATCAATGATATTTTTCATATCACCCATGCTGCTCTGTTCGCTTTGCTGAACACCATTACAAATGAGAATTAGATTCTTCGGAACAATTGTTCTTAGATATGAATCACATTCTTTCAAATCAAACCGATACCAATCAATCTTTGGTAGATAGAAGAAGTAATCACCTTTCATTTCAATTTCTAATGCATTGAAAATTTCTTTCCACATTGTATGAAGACAAAAGAAATTAGCATGATCTTTTTCTTTTAGATGTTTACCAATCCAACACCCGACCCAAGTATTAATATACAACGTGTTGGGTTCAGTCTGTGAAACTGCTAAAGGCACAAAAGTGCCAATAGCAGGAATCTCGTTAAGTGTTATATGCTTACAATTCAAATCTTCTACAATGTTTGAATGATTGTTGTGTGCATATAAGAATTCAACATTGGGAAAACGGCTAATGATATCACGAACATATTCTTTGTTTATAAAACAATCGCCGTTTCTCCATTGATTGAAGAAAACGATCTTGGCGAAATTCATTTTGAAATAATTTCAAAGATTGGACATGGAACAATGAATGAACCACCCGCATCTAAGAATGCTTTTTCTCTTGTTTGAAATTCGCTAATGAAGTGCCATGGAAGAACCAAAGCATAGTCTGGATTTGCTTTACGCATTTCTTCTTCGCTGACAATTGGAATGTTTGTTCCAATTGTTTTATAACCAAACTTGTATGGGCTACGTTCTGCAATAGCATTAATGTGAGTACCATCTAAACCAAAGTACTGTAGCAAAGTATTGCCTTTAGTGCTTGCGCCATAACCATAAACACTCTTACCTGAAGATTTTGCGTCTTCAATGAACGTAAGAACGTCAGTTCGTAAATCATCAAGTCTAATTTTGAATGCGTTCCAAATTAAAGGATTTGAAATGTCTAAAACATTATTTTCATATTCAAGAATACTATTCACACGATAGTCACACACATCACGCAAAGGAGACGTACCAAAACTTGCAATTTTTGCTGTGTCTTTTTGGAAGTAAACTCTGAAGCTACCACCATTCGTATCGTTCAAACTACAATCAACAATATTAAATCCATGTTGAGCAAATAGCTTGCTGATACTCTTCAAGTCATAATAGTAAACATGTTCATGGCAGATGTTATCAAACGCTAATTGATTAACCATCAAAGGCGTATAACTCATCTGAAGAACAGCAACACCATCATCATCAAGAATGTCATACATATCTTGTACAAATGGATGTGGATTATCTAAGTCATAGAACATTGCAATGCAAGTAATAACTTTTGCTTTTTTATCTGCAAACTTTGTTTTCTTCCATGCATCTTTGCTGAAGTAATCTTGTACGACAGTAGCAACTTTGCTGCTTTCTGCATAGAATGAATCATCGCATGGATCAATACCAACTTTGTTTAGATTGTCTGGTACTGCTTTCAATAGTGTGCCGTCGTTACATGCAATGTCAAGCCAAATGTCATCGGCTTTCAACTTAACTCTGGATGTAATTTCTTTAACAATACCTTGAAGTTCAAGTGTCATGCTAGTATTGATTGCACTACGATACCAATACTTACCCCACATTGTAGATGCTGGTGCAACATCTTTCAATCGTGGTGCGCCCAACTCTTCGTCAAGATACAAATCAAGACTGTACTTTTTACGTCCAGCCATTTCGCTTTCATCTTTAATAAAGTCGCTTACGTAGTGATCGCCAAGTTCAAGTAGTTTTTTCATATTATTCCTCATGTGATTTTTCTTCAACCAATTCTGAATTACAAAGAATATTTATTTCTTTTTTAATTCGGCTTCGTTCATCGTTTGTTTTATATATCTTTCTAGCAACATCAATAAAGTCGGCACCAAAATGTTGAATCTTTTCGTAATATCTAATGTCTTCTTCAAGAAACCATATTGCTAAATTGACATTCATCAATTGTTGTTGGTGTTCTAGCACAACTTTTTGTATTGTAACATATTCAGAAAGAAAAGTCAATGCATCATGTTCACGTTGAATATTGACTAATTTAGATGCGTCTTTGATTTGATTTAATTTGATTTTGAGGATTGTAATCTTATCTACAAGTTCACCGACACTTACTGGTATATAAATCATTTCAACTCTTTTCTCTGGTGACTTAACTAGAACTCTATTGATTACACCAAAATCTCTAGCATAGACAGTCTTACCGCCATCTGGACTTTCATATGTTTTAGAAGTTTCCATTTTTTTGAATCCTCATTTCACTTTCACACATATCAAACACCAAATCTTTAAATGTGTATTCTTGTGTCCAACCTAAAATAGTTTTTGCTTTAGAGCAATCACCAAAGATTGTTGGCACTTCTGCTGGACGATAGAAATCTTTATTCACTTTGATGACAGTCTTGCCTGTAGATTTATTGATACCGACTTCATCTAAACCTTCGCCGCGCCATTCAATTTCAAATCCAAGATATGCTGCAACATCATTACAGAAATCTTTTACTGAGTGTTCTTCATCACTAGAGATTACATAGTCATCTGGTTTGTCTTGTTGCAAAATCAACCACATCGCACGAACATAATCTTTAGCATGTCCCCAATCACGCCTTGCTGTTAGATTTCCTAGTTCTAGAATATCTTGCAAACCGAGATGAGTACGAATCATACCTAGTACAATTTTACGTGTAACAAATTCAGGACCTCTACGTGGGCTTTCGTGATTAAACAAAATACCATTGCATGAGAATAGATTAAAACTCTCACGATAGTTTACTGTAATCCAATAGCCATACATCTTAGCAACAGCATAAGGTGACCGTGGATAGAACGGAGTGTTTTCTGTTTGTGGAGTTTCTTTTACCTTACCATACAACTCACTAGTTGATGCTTGATAAAATTTGACTTGCTTTTCTTTTGACAATCGTTTGACTGCTTCAAGCAATTTGAGTACGCCAATAGCGTTAACATCGCCAGTGTATGTTGGACAATCATAACTTACACTAACATGACTTTGTGCGCCTAAGTTATAAACTTCATCTGGTCGTACTTTGAGAATAATACTTTCAAGATTAGCAGCATCTGTTAGATCGCTATAGTGAAATGTAATTTTGTTTTTGATATGATTGATGTTTGCAGTATTGTTTCCTGTGCTTGACCGGCGTATAAGCCCATGCACATTATAACCTTTTTCAAGTAGAAGTTCTGCTAGATAACTTCCATCTTGTCCTGTAATACCCGTAATCAAGGCAGTTTTTTGCATATTCTATTCATCCTATTTTATTGCGAAATTAGTGATAGGTTATTCTGTTGCGAGGAAACTCACCGAAACCTAATCTGAGATTAGGCAGCTAATGCTTGCGCATATGTGCTGCCGTTTTCATTTTTTTATTTTTCTAAATTAGAAATTAACACGGACGCCAACACCAGCAGCCTTCTCTTTAATGTCTTGATAGCTTCGGCTCACATCGAGTTCAACTGACACTGACTTGGTCAGCGGATAACTAACACCAGCAAAAGCAACAGTTTGCTTAGGATTAGCAGAATCCCAATTTACTCGTGTCTTCACACCACCAAAAGCATATACAGCTCCGACTGGAACACCAGCACTCACACCAAGCAATCCGTATTGGTAATTGGTGCCCTTAGCGCCATTGAAACCGTTATCGTATCCAACACCACCAAACACATTGATTGGACCCATGCTCTTGCCAACAGTACCTTCGACAGAATTCAACATGCCACCCTTACGATAAACAGCAGTGCGAACAGCTAGATCCAAGTTAAGCCCAGCAGCATTAGTTCCAGCACGGAAATACTGTGCAGTGCTGGTAGCTTGGTTGCGGGTGTCTTTGACGCCATCGATCTCAAGTGAAACATAATTAGCGGCGCTGGACATAGTAGTAGCCATAACGAACGCGGTAGCAATTGCAATCTTCTTCATAGAATCTCCAAAAAGTTAATAAAGTGGTGAGTTATTCTGTTACGAGGAAACTCACCGAAACCCTAAGCCGAGTTTAAGCGGCTAATGCTTGCGCATATGCGCTATCGTTTGCATTTACGTTTTTTGCTTGATTAACGGTCATCGCCTACCGTGTTGTCCATTCAGTTACTTTTTACCCCGTCGAAAGCCTGGTCAGGCCCATCAAAAACACAGAAGCTCGTTAGAGGAGCCTGTCTCAAATATGTTCGCTAGTTGCGATCTGAAGCCAACATACCGTCTATCTATGCTTTTGGTGGACCTGGGCGGAATCGAACCGCCGTCCGGAATTCATTTCTCTTTACTTCATACAACAATAACTAACATCATATTTATATATCTAATCAAGAAAAACGGTATCATATGCTTCACGGTACGATATAAAATCTTTGATGTACTCGTTTCGCTTCTTAATGAACACTTGTGGATATTCAGAATCAACAGCAATCATAATTACAATTTGTGAGACTGGTATTTTAGTTCTTTCTTCATACATAACTGCATACGCAGAACACTGCATGAAGTACCCTTTAATCCAACTCTCTTCTTTTAATCTGCTTGAAGTTTTAAAATCAATGATAGATAATTTGCCATCATATTCTGCGATACAGTCAACTCTACCAGCAACTTTTAAATGATGAGAATACAAAGGAATCTCTAGTGCATGGATGTTGTTTACGTGTTCATCCAATAGAGGTTGTATTGATTTGAACATAACAATAGAATCTGGCATTGTCTTGCGTGCAAAATCTTCTTCATTGTTCAAATAGTTTTCGCAAATCTTGTGAACTCTAGTTCCACGACTGGATGCTTTAGTTGAAATACGATTAGCTTCTTCTTCACCGACACGCTTTCGCCATTCTATGATTTTATCTTTACCATGCTGAGATGTGATAGTAGTCACGGAAGGATACAGTAATCCTTCTGGCGTCTTGTAGAATCGTTTGCCGTTTACTGTTTCGGTTTCCAAATCATAGTCAATGTCGCATCCAATGTGTTTAAAGTTCACCTAAGTAATCCTGTAATTATGATGATATTTTATTTAGAATTCTCTAATGCGTCTTCGTATTGCAGTTTAGCAAGAATATAATCTTTAACGAGAGAAGAGCGAACAATGTCATCTACAGTAAATTCAATCTTTGTGAATGCATTCATGTGATATGCAATGTCAAAGAATTTAAGAATACCAGACACATCATTTTTCTTCCTATTCAAGTCAGTTTGGCGATAGTCACCACACCAAATAATCTTAGAGCGATAACCAACCCGTGTCATAACTGTATCAATCTCTTCGTATGTCATGTTTTGCATTTCGTCAACAATGATGATAGCATCGTCAAATGACATACCACGAATGAATGATGTAGAGATGAATTCAATGTGCCCTTGTTCTTCTAATCTATCCCATGCATCTTTGCGACCAAAAAGGGTGTCGCAGATTTGACGATATGGT